AAGAGACTTACAACCAGCAGACATGGACGGTGCAGTAGTAGTAGCACACTGGCGTGTCAGTGAGTCTGAGACTGTAGGTGAAGAAACATTCTCTGCCTCTGCATACGGTACTGTAGGTTTCACGCCAGACCCTACAGACCCTGATTACGTCCCCTACGACGATCTAACCGAAGAGATAGTCTTAGGCTGGGTATGGGAGACTGTCGATCAGGAAGCAACTGAGGCGGCTCTAGCGGCTAAGATTGAAGCAGAGAAGAACCCTGTCACTGCGGCTGGCGTTCCTTGGTAAACTAATAAAAGGAAGTTGGTATGAATTCTGTAGATGACGCATTAGCACGTTTAGACAAACATGAAGCTGAGTGTGCCTTACGGTATCAAATGATCCAGCTACAGCTTGATGAGCATAACAGACGCTTTGATAGGCTGGAGAAGATGATGCAAGGTGGGTTTGCGTCTATCTCTGTAATCATAGTTGTTGCTGTTGCTATCCTAGAGTTTGCTAGGTAGTTATGGATATTAATGAGTCAACAAATGTAACAATCCCTATTCGTAACCTGATTGCTATGGTTGCGGCTACGTCGATTGCTACTATGGCTTACTTTGGTATCCAAGAGCGTCTTAACACTATTGAACATTCTTTTGACAAATCACAGTTGGAAATAGAGCGTAACACTGAGTTTCGTATCCTATGGCCTCGCGGAGAACTTGGATCACTACCTGATGATGCTAGACAAGACATGATGATTGAAAGCATTCAGATTGATGTTATTGGCTTACGTCAGATAGAAGAAGAAGTTCACGAGTTAACAATACGTATTGGAACTATCGAAGCTCTATGGGAGCAGGATACAGAATGATACAACAGCTTATTGGACCATTAGCATCGTTAGTCACAGGACACTTTGAACGTAAGTCCGAAGAGAAAAAAGCTGTCCATGAAGCTAAGATGGTAGCTATACAGCAAGACGCTAACTGGGAAAACATCCATGCAAACAATGCGGCTAACTCATGGAAAGACGAGTGGTTTACTATTCTGTTTTCAATCCCATGTATTCTTGCGTTCTTTCCTAGCATGGTCCCTGTAGTAATGTCGGGCTTTGAAGCGCTCAACGCTATGCCTGAGTGGTACAAAGGTTTCTTGGGTGCGGCTGTAGCGGCATCGTTTGGCCTTCGCGGCCTGGCTAACTGGAAGAAGTAATATGGCGTACGGTGATATTTTAGAAATAAACGGACAGCTTGTTGAGCATACTCCTGTCGGGTACATTCCTGTAAGCGCCGAAAGAGCCGAAGGGATGCTGACTAAGCCTGCGCCTACTACTAAAACTACTGCACCTACTCAGACATTACCTATTGGTACTCCTACTACTGATCCTAACAAAACGCCTGCTGGAGAAACTGGCGGTTTTGATCCTAATGGCGGTCCTGTTGGTGGTGTAACAGAAGAGACTGGTACTGATGCTCCAGCTCCTGCTCCTGAGACAGGCGGCATTAAGCCTATGCAGGACGTTAAGGATGAGCCAGAGACTCCTGCTGAGATGACCTTTACCTTTGTTGAAGGGCGTGAAAAAGGAGACGCACAGCTTGACTATTTATATGGTCAAACTGGTGAAGTACAACAATTAACTGTAGATGAGTTGCGTGATTACTTTGAAGGTGATGACGTAAACAGACTACAAGAAATGTTTGGGTCGTTTAATAACTACCTTGCTTACATGACTGAGCGTGAACAGTTAATTCAGTCAGGAGACTACGACACAGGAAACTGGGCAGAGGCAGATACTGGCTTCACAGAAGACCAGCAAATGATTCTTGAGGGAGACGCTGATCTTACTATAGACGCTAGCGATCCCGGACAAAACCTAGAAAATCTTCGTAGACAACAAACAAGCACTCAACAAGGCGCTTATAATAACTGGATTAACTCTGACGCTAACCAAGCACTGTTAGAAAAATATGGCGTTCAGCCTATAACATACAGCGAGTCTGGCGATAAATTTAGATGGAACGGCTCTGCTTACGTTAAAACCGAAGAAGTAAGTAGTCCCGGACCTACACAGTTTGCTCAAGCTGGTATTATGGCGGCAATGACTTACTACGTTGGCGCAGGGCTTACACAATATTTAGCCGCACCTAAAGTAGCTACAGTTGCTAATCAAGCAACCGGCCTTGGTTTACCTGCTTCAGTTGCTTCCGGTGCTTCAGCAGGAATTGTGAACGCAGCTACTCAATTAGTAATGACAGGTGATTTAGACTTTGGAGAAGCTTTAGAAGCTGCAATAACTGCTGGCTTAGGGTCAGAAGCCATTAAACAAATCCAAGAGTCTGGTGTTTTAAACCAACTTGCAGAGTCTATAAACGAGTATACCGGAAGACAAGATTGGATTAGTTTAGAAGATGGTACTTTATTTAAGCTAGTAAACGAATACGACGATAAAGGCAATGTGGTAGGCACCTTAAATCGTGTTTTAATGCCAAACGGCGGGACATTAAGTTACGAAAACTTTTTACAGTTTGCTGCTGAAGGCACTTTTGGAAGCCCAGTTCTTCGTGATTCTGTAGGAACTGTTGTTGGATTTTTTAGAGAAGGTTTAGAAACACCTGAGTTTATAGATAAAATTATAGAAGCAGCATCTAATGCTTATACAGAACAGGGATCAGTAACTCAACGCGTCGTTAACTTTCTTGCTGGAGCCTCGACTTCTGGAAGCGCAACAGGGTCTATGGGAGCCGTTGTTTCTGGAGATTTAAACACCACTGCCGACAATTTAACTCTTATAAGGCAACTACAAGAAGCAATTGAAAGAGAAGAAGATCCAGAAGTTAGAGAAGCTTTAGAAGAAGAACTAAATCGTTATGAAGAGGAAACTGTTGAAGAAGATATTCTTGAAGACACTACGCAAGAAGCCACAGGTTTTGAAGACGACGAGCCCGGCATTACTGAAGAAATGTTTAACGACATTGTTGGGCAAATAAGAGAAGACAATCAAGTTGAAACACAAGAAATTATTGACGCTCTTGCTGCTCTTAATGTTACTGACTTACCTACTCTTTCTCAGATAGAAGAAGCTTTCCCAGAGCTTAATGACGTATCCCTTACTCAAATTCAAAATACTGTTTCTACTTTACTATCTGATGCTGGTTTATTAACCACAGAAGAGTTTTCTGAAGCAATGGCTGAAGTACTAACACCAGAGCAGTTAGCTACTGCTTTGGCTAACCTGCCTTATGGAGACGCTGAAGACTTTATTGAAGCCGTTGCTAACGCCGGTTACTCTACTCCTGAAGATATTGCTACTGCTTTAAATGATGCAGATTTAATGAGTAACGAAGACTTCGGTACTTACATGGAGCAATTCAGAGAAGACGTAGTAGGAGACGTGGGTACGTTATTAGAAGAAGCTATTGAAAACTTCCCATTCCCTGACACCTTTACTGATGCTCAAGTAGAACAACTTAGAGAAACAATCGTTATTCCTGAAGGCGCTACTATGGCTCAAGTTCAGGAAGCTTTAGACAGGCTTGCTGAACAAATGCCAGCAGAAGCGCCTACTTTGCAAGAAATGAGTACTTTGCTTAATACTGCTTTAGACGGTTTAAATATTGCCAGTCCTGAAGATGTTAGAACCGCTTTAGCTGAATTTAACTTCAGTGAAGAACAACTTACTCAAATTATCAACGCACTTCCTGAAGGTTTAAACATCTCTGACTTGTCTACTGCTTTAGAGGACGTAGTAGTAGGAGAAGACTTAGAAGCCGCAGTAGACACTATTACGGATCTAATTGGTGATTTAGACATAGCAAGTACAGAAGACATTAGAACACTATTAACTGAATATGGATTTACTGAAGAACAACTTGCGCAGATAAGTCAAGCCGTAAATATACCTGAATCAGTTACTTTGGCAGAGCTTAGACAAGAACTAGACAATTTACCTGAGAACCTAACTGCACAAGAAGTTATTGACTTAATGTTAGAATCTGACGTTGCAACTAAGTCAGACTTTCAAACAATGTTGGATGAAGCTTTTGAAAACTTTGCTTTCCCTGATACGTTTACTGACGCTCAAATTAAGCAAATTAAAGACAGTATTGTCTTCCCTTCAACCGCTTCTATGGATCAAATTCAGACTGCTTTAGATAGACTAGAAGATCAGATACCTGAAGCAGGGCCGTCGTTAGACGAAATACAAAAGTTATTTACGGACACGCTTGGTGGTTTGGCTATTGCAAGTCCTCAAGACGTAAGAGATGCGCTGTCAGAGTTTGAGTTTAGCGAATCACAAATTAACCAGATAATTAACGCCCTACCTGAAAATATTAGCAATAGCGACTTAGCAACTGCTTTAGAAGATGTTGTTGTTGGTGAAGATTTAGACGCTGCCGTAGACACAATCAAGGAAACTATCGGCAATTTATCAATAGCTAGTCCCGATGACGTCCGTGATATTTTAACTAACTACGGATTTACTGAAGCACAGCTTGCTCAGATTGAAGGGGCCGTAACTATACCGCCTTCGGCAACTATTGCTGACGTACAAAGAATTGTAGATAGTATTCCTGAAGGGCTTACAGCAGAGCAGGTAGCTACACAGTTAAGCGGGGAGTTTGAAGGTCTTACCAAAGACATCGCTGGAGTTCAAAGTGGAATTGATGAGCTAGCAGAAAGCTTAGGACTGTCTACAGACGGTTTGCTTACTGCTATTTCTAATCTTAGTGGGGCTGACGGAGAAAACCTTACTACACTACAAGAAAATATTCTTGCGGGTTTAGGGGACATTTCGGAAGAATTTGGCACAGACATAAGCGGGGTCGTTGAGTCGGTAACAGACCTCACTACTGATGTTGCTGACGGTATTGAGGGTTTAGGCGATCAACTTACAGGCATTGGAGAAGGCATTGGAGGAGTTCAAAGCGGTATTGACGACCTTGCTGAAAACCTAGGTCTTTCAACAGACGCTCTTATTCTTGCTATTTCAAACCTTGGTACTGCTACTGGCGAGGACCTCACTGGCCTCGAAACTTCTGTTTTAACTGGCTTAGGCGATTTAGCCGACAACTTAGGCTTAAACATTGGAGATGTAGTAGATTCTGTTACTGACCTTGAAACCGGACTTACAGAAAACATTACTGGTCTTAGTGACCAACTTACTGGTGTTGAAGAAGCAGTAGGCGGAGTAACCACAGCAGTAACAGAAGGTGTTGAAAGCCTTGCTGACGCACTGGGTGTACAAACCGACGATATTGAAGCAGCTATTGTTACTTTAGGTTCTGGTCTTGGTGGGGAGCTTACTGACTTAGAAACAAATGTTCTTTTAGGACTAACAGGCCTTGCAGACAGCATAGGCACTGATGTAGGTACGGTAGTAGATTCTATTGCTGGTCTTGGTACAGGACTAGGCGAAAACATCCAAGGACTGTCTGAAGGTCTTTCAGAGCAGCTTGGCACAGGTTTTGAAGGAATAGGAGGACAACTAGAGTCAGGCTTTGGACAACTTGGGCAACAACTTGGGTTAGCCACTTTAGGTCTATTTGGTTTAGGGGCAAAACAACCAACAGCACAAGAAATAGCTGCTGCTCAAAGAGAGTTTAAGTATACTCCTTTTGAAGAAAAAGCAACGCCTAGGCAGGTACAGCAAGTTGTAAGATCTACCCCTGTTAAACAACAACCGTCTGCACTACAACAAATTAATCAGATGATTGATAGGCAAACAACTACACCACAAATACAACCTATGAACCTAGGCATGTTTACCAGCGATCCTAATAGGAAACTAGCATGACATATCTAAATTTAATGAACAACGTATTACGTCGTCTTCGAGAAGAAGAGACTACATCCGTTACAAACACCACTTACGTTAAAATGGTTGGCGACTTTATAAACGACGCTAAAAAAATAGTAGAAGAAGCAACTGATTGGTCTGCTTTGCGTGATACCCTTGTAGTAACTACTGCTGCATCAGACAACAGTTATTCACTAACTGGCAGTAGCGACAATGTAAAAGTCATGTCTGTTCTTAACGACACTAAGAACTGCTTTATGAACTACCAGACTAAAGACTGGTTTAATGAGCAGATATACTTAGTTAATCAGTCAGAAGGTGCGCCTTTGTATTACACGTACAACGGACTAGACGCTAACGGAGACACTGAAGTTCTTGTTAGTCCTAAACCAGACGGCGTGTACAACCTAAGATTTAATGTTATTAAAAGGCAAGCAGACCTGAGTGCCAACACGGACGCTATGCTTGTACCTGCAATGCCTGTAGTACACCTTGCGGTAGCGTTGCTTGCACGAGAGCGTGGAGAAACAGGCGGTACTTCTACTGCTGAGTACTTTGCTATTGCTGACAAGTTTTTGTCTGACGCTGTTGCTATTGACGCAGCAAAACACCCAGAAGAGATGATCTTTAGGACTATCTGATATGGCTCAAGAACTTAAAAGTATCAATCTTGTAGCTCCGGCATTCAAAGGTGTTAACACCGAAGACTCGCCACTGGCTCAAGACCCGTCGTTTGCAGAGATTGCAGACAACGCTGTGATTGACAAACGTGGTCGTATTGCTGCACGTAAGGGCCACACTGTTGTTACAACTAACAAGACTGTACTGGGGACTGATTCATTACGTGCTATCAAAGAGTTTAGAGACAACGCAGGAAACACTAAGATTTTTTCTGTTGGTAACAACAAGATTATTAGCGGTACGACTACATTAGTAGACGAGACTCCTAGTGGCTATAGTATTAACGCAGACAACTGGAAGCTTGTAGACTTTAACGACCGTATCTATATGTTTCAGAGAGGCTTTGAGCCTTTAGTGTATGACAACACCTCTGGCGCTGTACAAGCTATGAGCGACCATACGCACGCTAGCGGCGTTGCTAGCACCATGTACGGCAACGAGGTACTAGCGGCTTACGGCAGGCTCTGGACAGCAGACTTTAGTACGGACAAGTCTACAATATACTGGTCTGATTTGTTAAATGGTATTCACTGGTCAGGTGGTTCTAGCGGTTCTATTGATATTTCTAAAGTATGGCCTGACGGTTACGATGAAATTGTAGCTTTAGCAGCACATAACAACGCCTTAATAATTTTTGGTGAGCATAGTATTATTGTGTATGATGGAGCTACTTCTCCTGCTTCTATGACTTTAGCAGATACTGTGGCAGGTATTGGTTGTGTCAACAGAGACACTGTGCAGTATACAGGTACTGACTTGTTGTTCTTGTCACACACCGGCCTTAAAAGCTTTGGCAGAACAATACAAGAAAAGTCAATGCCTATTAGTAGTTTGTCAGGCAATATTACAAAAGATATTATTGCTGCGTTGCAGAATGAGACTCAGTTCTTTAGGTCTGTTTATAGTCCAGAAGAAGGTTTCTATCTGCTTACTTTTGTAGGTCAAGACGTAACGTACTGTTTTGACGTACGGGGTACGTTAGAGAACGGATCATACCGTGTTACTCGTTGGCCGTCTACTAGCTTTACATCGTTTACACGCCTTAGTGACGGTACTTTATACGTAGGGACTGCTAACGGTATTAGTACATATACAGGCTACAGCGACAACGGCGTTGGCTATCGTTTTAAGTACTATAGTCCAAGTTTAACCTTTGGTGATAGCTCAAGAGTTAAGATCCTTAAAAAACTGAAGCCAACTTTAGTAGGTGCCAATAGCTCAGTCGTATTTATGAAGTGGGCGTATGACTTTGATACTACATACGCTACAGCAGAGTTTACGGTAGGTACTCAGATTACAGGCTTTTACGGTCAAAGTGAGTATACAACGGTAGAATTTACAGGTGGTCAGCTAACTAACGCACGATCATTGAACACAACAGGATATGGGACAAGTGTACAGGTAGGCTTAGAATCTGAAATAGACGGCTTTGCTTTGTCACTACAGGAGATTAACGTAATGGCCTTAATAGGTAAGCTGCTTTAACTAGGAGAAAAAAATGAGCATTTTAGATTATTTGCTTCAACCAGAGGTCGCTATACCGGGCGTTATTGGCGGTTTATTGACCGCTGAAGAATACAACAGGTTGTCCGATGTTGGCGAAGAAGCCTTAGTTGGTACAACTGTGCGTGGACGCGAGGTTCCGGGAGCTTTAGACATTGCTCAGGCAGGCCTAGAGCAGACCCAGTTTAAACCCTTTACAGTAACTACTTCTACTGGTGGACAATTTGGGACTCAACTTGACCCTACTACCGGTCAGTTTACTACAACTATGGGTGTGTCTCCTGAAGAACAAGCAATGCAGCAACAGTTACTAGGAGGAGCGCAACAGTTTTATCAACAAGCACAAGCGCCTAGAACTGAACGTGAGCAGGAAATATTTGACCGCATACGGGCCGTACAAACTCCCGAAGAACAGAGACAGCGTTTAGCTTTGGAAGAACGCTTGGCTGGACAAGGACGCCTTGGCGTACGTACGGCTCAATACGGCGGCACTTCAGAGCAGCTTGCATTAGCTAAAGCCAGAGAAGAAGCACAAAACACAGCGGCTATTCAGGCAATGCAACAGGCTCAATCAGAGCAGTTACAACAGGCAAACCTAGGTCAGCAACTGTTTGGTGCTAGTTATATGCCTCAAGGACAACTGCTTGCTGCTACTCAGCCGTCTCAACAACTAGCTGAGTTTCAGTCAGGACTTCAGCAGTACGGTGCCGGTCTCTTTGGTGAAACGGCTATGTCGGGTCTTGAGCAACAACTACTTATGGAACGAGCAAGAGCTAATCTTTTGGGTCAGGTAGGTGGAACTATGTTGGACAGGGCGTTTACTGTTCCTCAAGGCGGTGGTTCGGGTGGCAACATACTTGAAGACGTTGTTAGCGGAGGCAGAGGTTTGTTTGACTTCTTGGGTATTACAGATAGTAACAATGACGGACGCTGGTGGCAACGGCTTTTCCCGTAAAGCTTCGAAAGCATATTGATTAAGGAGAGAAATCGTGGCTAAGTTTTCACAAGAATTTTTAAGACAGATGGCAAGCCCTATGGGTTCTGTCCAAGGTGGGCTATTGTCTGCTGTAGGCGGTGCTGCTACACTGCCCCAGCAGCTTCAAGAGCGACAAAAAGCTCAGGCAATGCAGGCAGAAATGTCTAAGTACACCCCCGGCACTCCTGAGTACAATGCCGCACTTGCTAGACAACAGGTTGGTAAAGGCATGTTTACTGAGGCCGGTGCTACAGGTCAAGCCGCTATTAAGGGTCAACAGGCCGTAGCCCAAGCAGCTGAAGAAAAAGCAAGAAAAGGACGGCTAATGGGCCAAGCTTTGCAAAAGGCAACTAGGTCTGACGACCCTGCAGGAAATTCAGCAAGAGTCAGAAACATGACTGCAGAACAACTTATGGAGTACTTGACGCCCAAAGGAAGAGATACAACAGTTATTTCTGCTGGAGGTGTTTTAGCGGACAAAGCTACTGGCGAAGTATTAGCAAGAGCTCCTTTTAAAGAACAACAAAACACGCTGTATGCTGACCTGCTTAAAGGCGGTAAATACGATCCTACAACAATTAAACTAGATGCTGATGGCAACATCGACACAAGCGCCTTGAGACTTGCTGAAGACCCTGAAGAAAGAGGCAGTATACCTACAAATGTGGAAAAAAGAATCATTGAAATGGACGTTGCTTCTGGTAAATCTACTATTGGTTTCGGCAGGGCTAGACAACTTAAAAATGAATTAATAGCGTCTCCTGATAAATCTGCAGGTGTTGTTAGCGCACTAAGAACTCAAGTTTTAGACTTTGCTGGCCTACGTGACGCTGAAGAACAACAAAAGACAGACTTTCTAAGGACTAGAAACACTGACATTGTTAACGGTCTTCCTCCGGGTGTTGCTTCTGATAGAGACATTGAGATTTTTAGTCAAGGTTTTCCTAAAGCAGACGCGAAGTCACAGGAAATTATTCGTTATTTAGAAGCAGAAGAAAAAATATTAGCTGCTCAATCAGACATGTCGGCTCTGTTTCAACAGCACGTAGATAAACAAGTAGCGGACGGTATTGACGCAACAACCTCCGGTTTTGAGTACGAAAGAAGGAAGTACGCCAACGTAATGACTACATTTAGAGATACGGTAGAAAACGCAACAGACCAACAAGGGAATCCTCTGTATTCTGAAGAAGATAAAAAAAGGTTCTTACGAGAAGCTTTAGGGTTTGTTCCTACCTACTACTCACGATAAAGAGGCTAACATGGCTATTAAAAGCTCATTTACAGGTCAAGAAATGTCGCCTGATAATCCTTTAGCGATTGCTGCTTCAGGGGAAGGTTTTACTAACCCTCTTGGTGTGGAGGCGTTGCCTGTTTTAGAAAAACAAGAACAGTACGTTGCTGAACACATGCAGGAATTTACTGAAAGGGTGGACTCAGGAAGACTAGGCACAAGCGACCTTGAATTAGCTGCTCGTGCTTTTGTTGACGGACTTTGGTTAAATAAAGCAGAAGAAGCAGGTAGTTATGTTTCGGCAATGGCTGTTAAAATAATCTATCCTGATTTATTTGAAGGAAGGTCAGTTGGTGACATACGTGAAGAAATGCTTGTTAAACTGGAGGCAGAGTCTGCTGAGTTTGCTGAAAGAAGACCTGTAGTAGCAACAACGTCTAATATTGCTGGTAGTCTTCTTTCCCCTGCTTCTGTTGCTGGAGGACAACTTATTGGTCAAGCCGCTAGAATGCGTCAAGGCGCTCAGGCTGCAAAAGCTTCAGATGAGGTTGCTGCTACTTTGGGCGGTTCTTTTGCTCCACGAGCAGATGAGGCTGCACAGCTTGCACAACAGTTAGGCAGACAGCAGGCAGCAGGGACAACCTTTGGTGTTCCTGTGTCTGGTAAGGTAGCTGAAATAGTCTCCAAAAGTCCAACACCAGTAGCTACAGCAGGGGTCGTGGGCGCCGAAGGGGCTGTTATAGGCTATGAAGGAGACACCACAGAAGAAAAACTCGCTAACGCTGCTTTTACTGCTGGGATTTCTGCTGCTGTTCCTTTTGTCTTTGCGGGGGCTAAAAAGACTTATGACTTTGCTACCGAAAATAAAATGGCAACTCAAGTAGGGAAAGGTAAAGACTTCATAAACCTTATGTTTACTGAGCACGGTATGGCCCCTATATATAGAAGCGTTGTGTCTAAAGCTTACGGTGCGCGTACTTTAACAGAACAACAAGCAAGAAAAATGGCCGGTAGAGCACTTACACCTGCGATGGCTAGAGAAACAGGTAAGAAATTTTCTGAACAAGCTGCTCAAGAAACAGAAAGAGCAAAAAGAGTAATAACAACGTCTACACGAGAAGCTGGTGAACAAGCACAGTTAAAGCTAGACGAAAAAATAGCGGAAGTTAAACTTCTTGCAAGCAAGGCTACAGGAGAAGCACAACAAAAATATAATGACGAGGTTGCTCTTTTAGAGGAGGCCAGGGTTAACGCAGACGTGGCTAAAACACTTGCCGTAAAAGAAGCTGACGCAACTGTAAGCGCCGCTAACGCGTCTTTTAGGGGACAAGCCTTAAGTGAAGCAGCGCCTCCCGGAGCGCCTAAAGAAACAATTGCTGAGTTAGGCATGTTAGACCCGCAAGATGCTAATGCTGTTTTAGATGATTTATGGCGACAGTATGGTTTTAAAGTAGCTAACGGAAAGGAATTTACTTTAGACGCTAAAAAAGCCACTTCTTTTATTGATGACATTATTAAAAACCATCCTGAGCTTGCTTTAGTTGAAAACGGTAATTTATTACGTAATATTAAAATATACGTGGCTGAAGAGATTACTACAAAAGCGCCCGGAGGCGTTATGAAAGGCGAAGACCTTTTACAACTCCGGAGCAACATAGGCAGAGCTATTAACGGACTTAGCAACGAAAGTGTCTCTACTAGACGCCTGTCTGCTGAAATACAAGACTATTTTCACGAGATATTAGAACAAGGTCTTACTAAGTCGGAGGTTGCCGAACTTGCAGCCGACCGTACAGCTTGGAGCATACGCAGTACTGTAGACGACGCTACTGCGAGAGCTTCGGGAGGAAACGCTAGGTCCGGTGCGTTCACTGCAACTGAGTACTTAGACGCTGTTCGTAGCTATAGCCCAAGGTTTGCTGCTAGAGGTAAAGGAAGATTACAAGCAGAAGCACAACAACTTGCAAAAACTAATGCTCGAAACAAAGACAACATCATTGGTTTAGCAGACGATCAAATAAAGCAAGTAACACGCCAAGCTATTAAGGACAGGAATGTTTTAGGTGTACAACTTCAGAAAGCAAAGACGTTATTGAAAAAGCAAGAGGCAGAAGAGATAGCAAACCTAAAAAAACTTACGCAGTACGAAAAAGCGTCAGACGTAGCTAAAGGAGCTATGAGGGAAAGAATTGCAGACGTTAAACAAAGGTATGCTTTACAGCTTCAAGATGTTGACACTAGAATAGCTCAGGCAACTAACGAAACAAAAGCTTTAAGTGATATGATGCCAAGTAATTTTAATGCTTCTGTGTTTGAAAGCTTGTTTAATACTGCTCTTGTTGGGCAAGCAGCTTTGTTTGCTGCTCCCGGCTTATCAGGAAGTTTAAAGGCCTCTTTAGTAACTGGTGGTGTGGGCTCTGCTCTTCTAAGTAAAGAACTAACACAAAGAATAATCGCTAGAC